TTGCATCTCATAAATAAAATGTTGAAAGCTTGCACAATAGTAGTAGCAGAAGCCGTTACTGATTCAACTGAAAAATCATATAATTTATTTTGCCAGAAAGAATAATTAGCTCTGTTGATTTGTCCTACTGTTCCAGAAGTTGGAGCATCAGAAATCAGCAATTGTAAACCACCAATATCTTTTCCTGCAGAACCAGTTCCATCAGAATAGATTGAAGTACCAACTTGATTTGTCAGTGAAGCTTGAAGAACTTTCATTTTTTCAGCCAACAAGTCAACAATTTGTTCTTTACCAGAATTTTGAGCATACTCTAAATCGGTCATGGTAACAGTACCAGTTAGGATTTTTTGAGAAAAAGTTGCGGTAGAAATTACATCTTGAGGAGTTGTATTATAAGTATCATACTCACCTTGATATTGAACAGTTCCGTTTGTTGCGTAACTAATCTTTTTTTGGAAAGTGGCACCACCTGATTTTTTAATAATATTTCCTTTAGACTTCAATTTTTCGAGTAAAGGATGGTTATTGGTCACATTATCAATAATAGTTGGAGCGTAATTGTCCAAAGTAGTAGTGAGTAATTGACCAATGCTTGAATTTGGATTAGGCATTGTTTAAATAATTAAGGTTATAAAAAATTTTATAAATATTAGTTTTTTACAACGCTCCAGCCAAATGTTTAGAAACAATATCTTCAAGTAAAGCTCTTGGACTAGCGGGGGCAACATTCACACTTGAAGTTTTACCCGAGAATTTTTTTAGCCTTTTGGCTTTTTCTAATTCCTCTTTACGCTTTTCCGTTGCTTTTCTAGTAATTTCAATATCTCTCAATTCTACAAGCTCATCATCGAGCATTACTGCCTTTTTATAAGCTTGTTCAAGAGTTAAATTTGGATTATATAGCGGATGTCCTTCAATATAGAAAGTTGCCATATTTCCTCTTACTCTTTCAAAGTGAGGGTATTTAGTTTCACCATTACTATCTTTAGCTGATTTAAATTGCTCAATTTCTCTTGCATTTACATCAGCAGTTTCTTCTTGTTTCTGTCTTTCAATCTGGGCGAGTCTAGACTCAATATTTTTATAATGATTGTCTCTAGCTATCTCTTCAGGAGTGCGATAATCGTACTCATCTTGAACAGGTTCTATTAGACTGTTTAAATCGATATTAGCAAATTTTGCTAAATCTTTTAATGTTTGGAGTGGATTCTTTTTAAAAGACTCATCAAAAGTCTTTAAATTAGCCATCTCTTTCTTTGTGTTTCCTAACTCAAGTCTAACTTGGTCTTCCCTTGCACGCAATATTTTGCCTGCTTCTATAACCTTTGCTTGTGCTTCGGGGTCTTTAATTAATTCAACGGCTTCCCTAAACTCACGCGGTTGTCCGCTAAGAGTTTTTTTAAGGTCAATACCCTTGTCAATATTCTCTTTTACTTCTTCTTTTATTTCTGGCTCTTCTGATTCTTCTTGTATATTTTCAGTTGATTCCAGTTCTTCTTCTATATTATCTTCTAATTTTTCTTCAATTTCTTGTTTTACTTCTTCTTTTACTTCTTCGATTGGATTTTTTGCATCCTCAATCTTGCTAACACTTTCTAATAATTTTTCTCTTAAAATATCGTGCATAAATTATTTGTTGTTGATAAAATATATATTATTATAATCAAAATACTTAATTATAAATAATAGTCAAATGTTTTTTTAATAATCTTTAATATGGCAACCAGCTTCTTTAATAGAAGCTAAATAATCTTGTTTATTTGTATAAACTTTATTGTCTAAATGACTTAAAATTCCACCCTTATCACTAATATATTGGTCGATAGTTGGATCTTTGCCAAGAATTTTCCTGTTTGGCGTACTAACTGAGTGTGAGTTAATTTCAATCCATTCAGCTTTGCCATCTATGTAAGTTAAGCGTTTTGTAGTCATATTAGCAACCTTTTCCGCCTTTTTTACCACCTTTTTTTGTGGATTTTTTCATAGTCCTCCTAAATTAATGTTGGTTTGTTAGAATCTCTAATAATTTGATTTAAATGCTCGGTTTGTGCCATTGCTTGCGAGTTCATCAAAGCTGTTCTTGCACCAACCACTTGAGTTGTCAATTGTTGTTCTCTATCGGCTGCTTTGTTAGCATCTTCAAATTCTAATTTATCTTCATGAATAGCTTGCTCCTGCAATAATGCGGCTTTTTTAATGTTTAACTCTTCTTGAGCAATTTGTGTATCGCTTTGTTGTTTTTGTGCTTTTAATTGTAATTCTTGTTGTTTTATTTGAATTTCAGCTTGAGCTAACATTTCTTCTGCACTTGGACCTTTTGGTTCCTGCTCTTCTTGTGCAATTAAAGACTCTTCAACATTTCTTCCTACTTTGAATGGCTTAGAAATAAATAACATAAACTGTTTAAATGCATCTGGCGTAATAATCCCAGCTTGCACCATCGGAAAGAAAGAATTTGAAAACTCGCTGATTGAGCGAATATATTCAATTCGATCAGTTTTTTCTTGTTGTTGGTCAATTTTTATAGTTGAATCAGTTTCAACATCAATTGCAAAAGTTCTTAATTTGTCATTTTTAATTAGCTTTTCTAACTCTGGAATTTGCTCTGGTGTAATAGCGTAGCCTTTTAAATCTTCTAAAGGCTTTTTCATTGTCTTTTTGAATTGCTCTTTTGCTTGCTCATTCATTTGCTCTAACCTAGCAATTTCTTCTGGATTATTAAAATCAGTTAAACTTTTAGCTTCGTTTAATAAAGCATCTAATTTTAATTGCTGAGCTTTTTCAATTGCTTTAATGTCAACAATTTTAAGTTGAGTCATTTGTGCCAATTCTTCAACAGTATAATTTTCAACTGTAAGTTCGCAAAGTAAACGAATTAAATCTCTAGCCCAAAATTCTAATTCTTTTTGTAGTGGCTGGATTCGACTAATTGCAAAGTTGCCTTTTAATTCTTGAGCTGTTGCGGTTTCTGAAGCTGTAGTAACGCCCCGCACAATATCAGAAATTCCGGTAATGTCTCTAATTGAAAATATCACACGGTCTTTTCTGTCGTTAAGTTGTGCAATAGTTGCAATGATTTCACCGAGCGGCTTAAACATTATTAAATCTTGAACTTTTTGACCTCCAGTTGACAGCATAGGAGTAAAGGAGCCATCATTGCCGTTAAATAGACCCTCCATATCAGAAGCTTCGGCAATAGATGAATAGATTCCTGTTACTTTGCATTGTTCGACTAAAGAACGAATGCGAGTATCAATAATGTTAAGCTCTTCAGCTTGTGTTTTATATTGTCTGTAAAGAGGAATTGGTCTTAAGTCAATGGGGTTTGAATTTGAGCCAAGAGGTGATGCAATTGGGAAAAAATCTCTTAATTTATATGGATCTTCCTCATTTGACAATAAAACACCGCCACCGCCAATTGTTAAAAATAAAACTGATTCGCTTTCTTTGTCCCAAACTTCCCACACTTCAGCCATTTTAAATAGTTCGCTGTTATCAGTTTTGTTTTTATTATTGCTTAATGTATTATCGCTTAATCTAGTTGCATTTAATTCAACTGCATTAGCTTTTTTCTCTCCAAAATCTTCAATTAACTCATCACGGCTTTTATAATGTCTAAATGCTATCCATTGAACATTGCACCATTCTTTATCTGTTGACATTCTAAAATCTTTCCAGTCAACATATTCGATACGACATTTTTTTTCAGAGTCATCCATTTCGATTGTACCGTCTTCTAACTCAACTTCTTCTTCAGGATCATAACAAACACGAGCAACACCACGCCCACCAATTAAAAAATCATCACGGCATTTGCTAATTACAGTTTCAGCATCAGAATCTTTTAAATATAAATCAATAGAACGCTCCATCATTTCGGAAGCAATGCGATTAGTTTCGCTTGAATCTAAAAATCGTTGAGTGATGTTTGTTTTTGGAAGTCTTGAGAATAAAAGCGGGCGTAATGTTTGAGTGTTTGACCAGAAAACATTATATCTATCTTCGCTTTGCCCTTCGTTGTTGTATATTGTAAAGTTAGCATCAGCTTCATCACGCCATTTTTTTTCGTAATTACTAGCATTTTCAATTTCTTTTGTCCAGATTTCAACTAATCCAGCATCTCCCTTAGAGTGCGTTAAATCTTCTTTTTTTTCAACTTGGATATTAGCTTGCATTAATGATAAATCTAATAATTGTCAATGTGTTGACGCATGCAAGCCTCTAAATTTGTATTTTTAACAAAATTTTATAATAGTCAACAATTATTTTCTATTTGTTGAATAATTTTTAGGATTAAAATCTTTATACCATTGTTCTTCTAGTGCCATTTGAGATTTTGGAACTTCGACGACAACAGGGCGAGACATGCACAAATATCTTAAAGTATCGACGGCATGATCCTCTAAATCGCTGTTTAAATCTTCGGGTTTGCTGTTATCGTATTGCATTATTGGTAATGTCCTAATTAAATTTTTGCAATTGTTTGTAAAATATAATAAAGGTTTATCATCTTGTCCACTAAATCTTGCTCTTATTTGTTGCCAGCCCGCAACCCTTTTATTGTCTGCTGCTTGCCAATATATTTTTTCTTTTGCCATTTGCTCCATTATACTTTCACCACTTGAAACATCAAATATTGCAGGATCAGCGACCATATTACCCATCTTTTCGCCCTGTTGCATTTCCTTAACATTTTTAGCGATATCTATGGCGTGCATTTTAAGCCCTTCGTTAGCTTTACCAGTGCATCCGTAAAACTCACGATAAATAATTATTGCACCTCTTGGAAAGCTTCGTTTTATACCACCACAATCAACAAGTGAGCCGTCCGACACCGCACCCCAAAGCACGCAAAAGGGTTTAGAGTAGCCCCAATCAAATGCCCTAATTTTAAACCATTCGGGCGGAATAAAGAAAGGCTCAATAATATGCTTAGTTTTATCAAAGTTATCAAAATAAGCCCCGTCAATACAATCCCAATCACCATCAAGCATTGCTCGAGCTAATGCACCGCCTAAGCCTTCTAATTTAGCGGCGTAAAGTGGGTCATTTAAAGTCATTGTTGGATTATCAGCAAGCTTAGCAGGTATAAATTGTCTAAGCATTCCACCCTCAGAATCGGGCATTTTTCTTATTTGCATTGGCTCACAACCATCAATAAAAGTTTGTTTTACAAAATCATGTCCAACTCCCCCGGGATTTGAACCGCAAATAATTAACGGTAATTTTTCTTTAAATTGTGCGGGGACTACAAGAGAACCAATACGACAACGACCACGCAAGAATCTATAAATCTTCTCGCTAAAGTGCGTAAGCTCATCAATCAGTAAAATATGAATTTCAGCCCCTTGATATTTAACTACATCTTTTTCGTGCTGACAATGGCACAAGTAAATCTTAGAGCCGTTCCAAAATGTTATTTCATCGGAAGTTATTGAAACATGTTTTGATTTAATAAAATCAATTAGCAAAGCATTGAACCCGCTTGCCCCTTCAATATGATTCTTAGCAAGATCGGAAAATATTCGACGAAATAAATATATTTGACAATTTGGAACTTGAAGGGCGTAAGATATAGCAATTAACCGCATTGCGTGTGATTTTCCACCACCCGCCGCACCGCCATAAAGAATTTCAGTGGCTTTACTAAAATATAATTCTTGTTGCCGTTTGTGAAGCTTATTTGCCATTCAGTTTATTCTTCTGAAACAATTAGTTGAAAAGTTGGAACTGTTATAAAATCCGTTTCTTGTCTTGTTGAAAACTCATCTTTTGCTTTTCTTTCTGCATACCATTTTGCAGTTGAAACATCGCCTTCGTTCAACGCTTTGTTGATTACAAGGATTGATTTTATTAGTGGTTTTTTTTGTAAAGTCTTGCAATGGTCTAAAAAGCCTGCCTCCTTTTCGCAGTAGGTGTAATATGTTTGTTTTGATATATCAGCCCAAATACAAGCATTATCGACACTAAACCCTTGAGCAAAACCCTCTTTTAATTTCTTGACAGTTTCAGGCGTCATTATTGTTGGTCTGCCATTAGGATTACTTATGTTCTTCGATTTCTTTTTTGTCATTTTTAAATTAATTTGATTTTTGGTCTTCCTGATGGTTTAAATGGTTTAAATTTTATATTTAATTCATCTGCCAATCTTTGTGCAGTTAAATCAGCCATCATAAAATATTTTGCAGTTTTGTTTCTTGTGTTGTTCGTCGCAATAAGTATAAAGTCTTCTTTTTTAATGGTTAAATTTTTCATTTTATTAAAAGTTATATTATTATTAATACAAATAATATTACATATTTTCTCAAAATCAAGCATTTCTTTTATTTTTAAAAATACTTTAAAAAATGCTTGTAATTAAATTAATTTATTTTATATTTACTTAAATCACAAAGTGATATTAAACTTCTTTAACTTAAATTTAAAACATGGAGAATATATGGATTTATTTGGAAAAAAATTACACGAAATGAACGATGACGGAATTAGTATAAAAGGTTGCGATTATATCTATTCACCTAAGGGTCAAGCTGGAGAGTATGCTGTTTTATCTGCTAATCCATATAGAGGTTGTAGTCATAAATGTGCTTATTGCTATGTTCCTCAAATATTGAGAATGGATAGAAATGAATTTTATAAAGGAGCATTTCCTAGAGAAAATTTTCTTTGCAAATTAGAAAAAGATGCTGTTAAATATAAAGATAATAATATTCGAGAGCAGGTTATGCTATCTTTTACTACAGATCCTTATCATCCTCTTGATAATTCATTGACAAGACAGACAATTTTAAAATTACAAACTTATGGCTTAGGAGTTTGCACTCTTACAAAAGGAGGGTCTAGAGCTTTAAGAGATATATCTTTGTTTAGACACGATAGAGATGCTTTTGCATCAACATTAACTAGTTTAAATGATGATTTTTCTAAAAAATGGGAGTCTGGTGCTTCATTGCCTAATGATAGGATTGAAACTTTAAAGAAATTTAGTGAGAAAGGGATATTTACTTGGGTAAGCCTTGAGCCTACACTTGATTGTGATGCTAGTATAGAGATTATTAAGCAAACTCATCAATTTGTTAATTTATATAAGATTGGTCGAGTAAATTATCTTCCTATGACAAAAACGACAGATTGGAAAGATTACACACTAAGAATAATCGATGTTTGTCAAAAACTAAATGTCGAACACTATATTAAGAAAGATTTACAATGTTATCTTCCCGATGGTTATGTTAATAAACTTAGGGTTAAGCAACATTTTTAAATAAAGTAAATTTAAAATATCTCATTCCGGAGCCTTTAACTCCCTTTGCAATTGCAAAATCTTTGTATTTACAATTAAGTTTTATACAAAGATTTTCAATAATTTTTTTAATTAAATAATCGTGCAGAATATGAATATTATTAATTTTTTTTGCAGTTATATTTGATAATATTGAAAAAAATTGTTCGATATTTCCCATTCTTAAATCAATCTCAATTCCATCGGTTATTATGAAATGTTTTTCTTTATTAACTGTAATTTTGTTGCTTAGTAAAAATAAACATTCATATGGTGAGCCGTATGCATCAATATCAAATATATCAAATTTATTTATATTTGTTAGATTTTTTATAATTGCAGGAGCGTCTCCTATGTGTAAAATTCTTTTATCATTTTCATCATATTTTTTTATATCAATGCCCTCATAATTTTTAGCA